CGCAGGTCGGCGAGCTGCGTCTCGAGCCACGGCCGAGCATGCTCGGGCGCCGCGGCGAGGCGCTGCGCGGCGTCCGCGTCGAAACGCTCGACGATCCCCTTCGTATAGTCCGGCGCACCCTCCGGGGCCTGCTGCTCGGCTTCCAGCAGGTAGCCGGTCCAGTCGGAACCGGCCTGGGCGTAGACCTTCGCGGCCTCGACCGCAGCCGCCTTCTCTTCCTGCTGGCGCGCCTGCAGGGCGATGCGCTCGCCATAGGCGCCCAGCGCCGACGTCGCGCGATCGGCAGCGGCGGACAGGGCGGCCGCCCCGGCGCTGGCCGCCTCGACGGAGCCGCGCACGCCACCGCTCTGGCCCGCGACCCCGACTTGACGCTCGTAGGTCGGCAGCCGCATCAGCGTGCCCCCGCGCCGTAGATCTGGCCGTAGGCGGAGGCACCGTTCAGCAGGCTCGAGGCGGCCCGGAAGTAGCTCGCGGTCTTTGCCGCCTTGCCCTCCATGCGGTCGAGCGCTGCGCGCGAGCGGGCCCGCGCCGCCTCGACGCTGCCCTGCTGGCGGATCGACAGCGCGTCCATCTCCGCCTCGAGGGCCGTCTCCTCCATCACGGCGAGCGGCGAGCCCTCCAGGTCGATGCCCGACTTCGCCACGGCCGCGCGCTGGGCTGAGCGCAGCTTGCCCGCCCGATCGCGGAACCGCTCCTCCTCGTAGCCCGCCTGCAGCTCGGCCGCCCGCGCGTCGTTCTCGGCCACCTTCGCGTTGTAGTCGGCCATGGCCTTGGCCTGGCCGCCCTGGACGAGCGCGCCGACCGCCGATACGCCGGCGGAAGCCAGTGCCGCGATGGCCACGAGTTCAGGTCCCATCGAACACCCTCGCGTAAAGCAGGCAATCCCCACGCGCCGGGTCGTAGGCGCGCATCAGCCCCTCGATTTCGAAGCCCAGCATCTCCACCCACCGGCAGCCCGGGGCGAAGCCGACATGCACCACCGCCTCCACCCGCCAGAAGCCCCGCCGGCGCACCTCAGCGAGGCCGCGCAAGACCTGGCGCGTGATCGCGAGCCACGCCGGGCGCGGCACGTCCCGCCCGATCAGGGCCCAGGCGATGCAGCGTCCGGGCGACTGGGGCAGAAAGCCGGCGCAACCCGCGACCTGGCCGGCGACAACGCCGGTCCATGCCAGCCCGGGCACCGCCAGACCGGCGCCATAACCGGGATCGCACAGCAGTTCCTGCAGCCCGGCCTGCGCCCCCTGCAGGCGAAGATACGCGAGATGCACCGGCGCGAAGGGGATGAAGCCAATCTCAGCCATCGGACGTCACCACGCGCGGAATGATCGCGTTCATGGTGAAGGGCAGCGGCTGGTCCTGCACGAACAGCAGGTCGCCGGTCGTGTCGTAGTTGCCGGGGAACGCGATTTCGGCATCGCCGCTGAACAGCGGCATGGGCTCGTCCATCGGCACGTTCGGGTCCCGGTCCTGCAGGATCGGCTCGAGGTTGTCCTCGTCCCGCCCAGCCTGGCCGCCCAGCGAACGGGCGAGGCGCGCCTTCACATGGGTGATGAGCTTCTTCTTGCCCTGGGCCGTGCCCTCGCCGGCACCGGCCTCGATCCGCATCGGCTTCAGCTTCGAGAGATAGCCGAGCCCGGCATGCACCTTCGTCGCCGCCCAGTCGAGCGCGACGGCACCGCCGGTGACCACCCGTTCCGGATGCACCCCGCCATCGGCCAGGATCTGCACCGTCTTGCCTTCGAGGTGGTCGAGGCCGCCCAGGCTGGTGACCGCCGGCCCCTCGTACGACAGCCCGCAATCGACGTAGTAGGCATCCGCCTGCGAGCCGTCGAGCGGCAGCGGTTCCTCCAGGATCTCGATATAGCGGACCGTCTGCCCGCCGACCTCGCGCGCGACCAGCAGCCACAGCTGATCCGACCCGGTGCCGCCCGGGATCACGGCGAGGCTCTCGACCCGGCCGCCGTCGGCGAGCGGATGGCGGTGCCAGGCCGTGATATCCTGTTCCGGCAGGTACGTGCAGGCAACGAGCTGCCCATCTACTCGGCACGCCCAGAGGAAGCAGTTCGGCTCGGACTGGTAGACCAGCTCGACAATGCCCGAGCGCGTCGCCTGTTCTGCCAGCAGCGTCAGGTCGTTGGCGACATAAGCATCGTCCTCGAGGCTGTAGCGCAGCTCCAGCAGCTTGCGCCGTTGCTGCTGGACGAACAGCACCGCCTTGCCGGCCTCGACCGGCTGGATATCGGCACAACCGTTGGCCGTCTGACGCTTCGCCGCGATGTTGGTCGGCGTCAGTGGCGCACTGACCGGGTCGGCCGCGACTGCGAACGGCGCGCCGACCGTACCGACCAGAAGGACCCGCATGCTGGCCAGCCACCGGACTTTGTTGACCTTGTTCGATCCGATCGAGATCGCGAGCGGGTCTCCGTCGCCGGTGCCCGGCGTGGTGTTCTCGAAGTCACCAACCTTTGACGCGTCGATGCGCTGTGGCCGGTCCGTCGTTGATGAGCCGAAGACCAGCCTTTCATCGTGGATCGTGACCGCCGCCGGCCAGCCCGTCGTGTCCGACCATAGGCCGAGACGCCACGCCGCCGTTGCGCTCGTGCCGGCGAACCCGGCCCTGACCGAGGCGGTAACCTGCGTCGCGGAACTCCGCGCCGTGATCTCGGCATAGCCCCATTGGATGCCGCCCGTCGATACGAACTCCCAGGTCACGGTGCCGTCGACGATGCCCGATCCGGTACCCGTCGGGCCGCCCGACGTCGCCGACGTGCCGCCCAGCGTGCAGCGATAGATGTTGCCGCTGTTGCGCCGCACGTCGCCGGCGACATAGGCGGTCGACGCCGCCCACACCGACGCCTGATGGCCCATCCGGACGAGGCGGCCAACATCCGTCGCCACGAAGCCCTGGCCGCCGTTGATCCCGGCGACGGCCGAGGCCGTGATGGTGATCGCGCCCCCGCTCGTAGCCGACGGCGTCAGCGTCGTCGTCGTGACGTTCTCGTCGAGCCACGGGCCGTCGACGAAGTCCACGGCGGACAGGGTCCAGGCCGTGTGTCCGGTCCGCGACAGCTTGCGCGGGCGGTGCGCCGGATGCACGAGGTACATGACGTCCGCCGACTGGGCCCAGCGCAGGCCGGCCAGGTCCGCCTCTGCGTAGGGCGTCGCAACCTCGTAGGCACCGCTGCCGCTCTCGATCCGGCCCTTGTCCATGTAGAAGCGGAAGTAGAGCTCCCCGGCCTCGATCACGTAGGCCTGGATGTCGCTGAACTCGAACGGGACCAGCCGGCCGCGCTTGTCGGCATGCTTCGCCGCGTTTATGAACCGGGTTCCGCCCCGCCGGTCCGCCGGACCCTGGGGCAGGCACAGGAAGTTCTCGCAGACCCGCGCGCCGTTGTAGTAGCGCGACAGGTCGGTGCGCCCATCGAGATAAGCACTGAGCTCGCCGCCGGTGAAGTTGGTGATGATCGGGTGCGCGCGCGCCATCTCAGATCCTGCTGTCCAGCAGCGCGCTGTCCGCGAACGCCTCGGGCGAGCCTTCCTGCCCGTCGACGGAGCGCGCGGAGCGCAGCGTGTCCCGGTAGAGCTGCCACATCCGCTCGACTTGGCTCTGCGACGTCGTCAGCCGGTAGGCGATGGCGGCGCCCAGCCTCAGGCCGACCGCATGCGCCAGCAGCGCATCCATCTGGTCTTCGCCGATCCGGCCGACATAAAGCCCCCTCAGCGGCGCCGCCTGGTCGGTCAGGATCTTGCGGCCCTCCACCTTCCACGGCACGTCGCAGGCCAGGCGCAGCACGCGCAGGCAATAGGGATCGGTGGGCAACGCGTACTGGTAGGCAAACCCAAACGCCGGGCGCTCGCCCATCGCCGGCAGCGCGAACCGGAACTGGGCGCAGTTCCACGGGTGATCGCGCAGGACCGCATCGCGCACGTCGTCGTACCGCGCAAGGCAGACCTTGGCGTTGTTGACGTTCTGCCCGAGATCGGCGATCAGGTCGGCTCCGAGCTCGGTCAAGGCGATGTTGGCGATTGCGGTCCTGTCCACGGTCCGGCCCTCAGTCGAGCGCGTACTTGACCCAGCCGGCGAGCTTCTTCGCCGCTGCCCAGGCCTCGCCCTTCGCGGTCGCCTTCAGCGTCGTCTCGGCCTCGAGCACCTCTCCGAAGTTCAGCGCGATCGTGTTCGCGAAGGGCGACGTCCCGGCCGCGTCCACGCTGGTCGTCCCGAGATACTTGTCCGCCGTCGTCCCGTCGCCGACCTGGATCTGCGCGGTCCCGGCGGCCGAGCTCATGGCCTCGAATGCCATCTCGCCGCCCAGGATGCGCGCCCCGATCGGCAGCGTCGTCAGGTCGACCGTGTCGTCGACCGCGACACCTCCGGTCGGCACCGTGTAGTCGAACCAGGCGACGCGCACCCGGCCCTTCAGCTCGTGCGCCGCCAGCATCTTCGGCGGGCTCGCCGTGCGCTTCGTCTCCTGCGTGCTCTTGTAGGCCGCCATGTCTCGATCTCCTCTTTCCTGCGACACCGTAGCCGGCGGCCGGGCGGCCGCCGGCGCTCACCCCGTCAGCTCTCCTGGCAGTCGACCGCGACCAGCTTCTCGTCTTCGATCCGCGTCGCGTCCCCGCTCATGGTGATGAGCAGCTGCGTGGCATTGCCCTTGTCGCGGCGGGGACCGATGTCGACGGTGATGTCTTCGCCGATGGCCAGGCCGAGCGCGTTCTTGCCGTAGAAGAGGCAGCGCCGGTTGCTGCCGGTCTTCTTCAGCCGCTCCGAGCGGATGAACGTGAAGCCCATGAAGGTGTCGATGCGGCCCTCGGACAGCGCCTTGACGCTGTTGTAGTCGGCGCTCTTGACCTCGGTCGTGTTGAGCAGGTTGGTCACCTGCTTGGAGGAGATGACGGCCACACGCCCCTCCTCCTCGTCGACCTCGGCACCGTCGAGGATCTCCTTGACCTGCAGCAGTTTCGCCAGCGTCAGGCCGGTGGCGCCGGCTGCGATGATCTGCGAGGACGGCAGGGCGACCGCCGTCGCCGCCATATCCTCGTCGATCGAGTAGGCGTCGGCATCGGCCGCCGCGATGATGATGTCGTCCTTCTGGCGGTTGGCGGCAGCCAGGGCGTTCTGCATGTACTTGCCCTGGGGGTCCGCAACCAGCTTCGCCACGTCCTGCTTGTCGAGCAGGTGCGGCAGCTCGTAGTCGGCCAGCGTGATGCGCCGCCGGGAATGCGGCACCTCGACGACGCCGGTATCCTGATGGCGGCTGGTCCGCCGCTGCATCGCGACGGCGCCGATCCGGTCGTAGTAGCCGAACCGTCCCTGCAGCATGTCGGGGTCGGTGCGGACCGTCCCCTCGAGGCGCGAGGTACGCTGCTGGGCCAGCATGATGTAGTCGCCGCGGAAGCGGTCGACGAAACCGATGGGAACGGTGCTCATTGTTGTCGCCCTCCTGGCGTGATGCCGGGGGTTCCACGCCCGGCAGGGGGTTGCTCACTGTCGGAGGGGTTGCCCGCCGAGGCCGAACCTCACGGACCCGCGTCCTGGACGATGCGCTCGCCTGGGCGGCCCGGCTTACGGGCATGCACCGGAGGCGCCGGCGGAACCGGCGCCTTGCCCGGATCAGTCCATGGTCTTCGCGCCCGAATTG